GTGCCAATGAGAATTGGGACTGTTGTACTGAAAGAACACGACGTGCATAGTAAATACGCTCTGTTGTGGCTGAAGTGTCAGTTGGAGCTTGTCCAATTGCTACTAGCTGGCGCTCTGTTGGTGCAATACCAAGAGAACCTGCTTCTAGTCCAAGTGTCTTACCTGCGTTTGTAAGAGTTCCTTGTCCTTGTCCGAAAACTACTAGAACGTTCTCTAGTGTTCCTTCTGCCATTTCTGTTGCGATCATAACTTCCATCGCAGACTTGAAAAGCTTTGCTGTATCAAGTAACTGGTCAACAGTTACTGAATCGTAAGTTGGGTTATAAGTGATCTGAAGACCATTGTTTGTATAACCTACGTTACGGTAAGCGTTATCTGTTACAGCTTGTGCTGCGTCAAGAGTTGTACGGTATGATGTTGCAGCGTTAAATGCTGGAACACCGTCCTTCTTTCCAGCTGTTGCAGTTTTTGCAACTCCTGGCTCTTGGTTTTCAACATAACCTGTTACAGTTGAATCTGAATTCGAGATGTAAAGCGGTGAAGCTCCCACAAGAATATTTTTGGCTGAGTTAAATGCCATAGTGTCTTACCTCCTGTTTTAAAAATATATATATATTGTTAAACTTTGAAATCTTGGCTGGCTAGGCCCTTCCCTCTATATCCAATTTTAGTGTATAATGCCCCAAAAGGCAAACTATAGGAATCTGCCGTTTGAATCTACATGCCTTGCATATTTTACTTCAAGTATCACATCGGCTGACAGGAAGCCTGCTAGCTCCTCTGAAGGGGCTGTAGGAGAGATGTCTGCAACAAATATGCTATAAAACTTAAACTTCTGGGATATACCTGAATACAGGTTTGTGTCTCTTGCAGACTCATCCATTCTTCTATATAGGTCAGTCATTAAATTTCTGATCTGATTAATCTCAGATATATCTGTAGAGTATATGGTAAATAGAATTTGCTCGCAGCATATTACCCAGTTGTCCTCGTAAGACATACCTACCTTATCGTAGACTATATGTTTTTTCCCGCTCAAAAATTGATTCATTTCTGGTTGCTGTTGTACTGGGATAATAGGAATTAATTCTTCTCCTAGATTATCGCTGTAGTAATCTGATGCTTGAAATAAACTATTTGATTTTAGTTGGCTCCATAAGTGCTTGCGAAGATCTAGCATTACGTCATAGTTATAGTCTGTCATACGGCACCTCCAAATGCTGCTACAAGGGCAGTTTCTGCCTGCATATTTACTGTATTTGGAGAAAATGAATATTTAACTTTTCTTATGTCTCCAGGGAGCTTTAAAGCCTTTGTCATAGAAGAATTAAAAATCTGCTGAAACCTTGAATTTTTTATTGAAAGGTTTACTAGATTTCCAGTAAAAAATTGTGCATAAGCAATCTTAAATCTTCCCGTTGCTTTTCCACCTCCAGGTCTCTTTACCGTGACTGGCATCCCCTTTGGCATTCTAACAACAAAACCGTCTATCTCAAATACTAAACGTTCAGCACTTCTTGGTCGTATAACAACTGGGTTTCCTGCTTCCATAACGGAGGCTTTATTTGTAAATACGTGTCTGGACTTTCCAAAGTTTGTTGGGACCATGGATTTAGATGGCTTGAACTCAGAAACAATTTTAAATGAAAGTCCACTTACTCCAGACATCTTTAAATTAAAAAGTCTTGAAGACGGAACACCTACCTTTTTCCATTCATAGACATGGTGAAGAGTTTTTGGATTGATTCTTGCTTGAGAATCTACATAATTTCCAAAATCTTTTTCTATTTGGTTAAATAGAATTGTTTGGAACTTTGATTGAAATTGTTTGTTAGTTGTTACTTTTGAAACAACAGAAGCTTGATAATAAATTGCAGCAGAAATTTGTGCAACAGTGCTATCCTTTAAAACGGTGCCCTTAGCCCCAGACATGCTCTTGTGCAATCCGCTAGCTGCTTGAACTAATACCGCACTAGTATCCAATTGTCTGGTTCTCCGATCTCTTTACAGAGGTATTGTATCCTACTACTGTGCCGAATGGATCTGTCATTGGTGTCGATCCCATTACTTCAAAAACAGTTGGAGTATCTGTTGGAAAATTAGCTTCTACCCAAATAGCGGTACCGCTTGAATCAAGAATGTTTGTTATTTTTTCACGAAGACTAACTTTGCCAGTTGTTCTAATTTGCAAAATCTGATCGTTCACATATCTATTACTTAACACTTGCTTGTCGCCAGTTCTTGTTGAAGCAGAATTAGATATCACGCCTTTTGCATGGCAAGCCATGCTTCTGTCGTACTGCCATTCTCTTTTAAGAGCGCCTGTATTTGGATCTTGATAGTCTACTTGCTTATACACATCCATCTTCATAGTTAAAACTGAATCTATGACGTTAAACATTAGATAACTACCATTTGATTAATTACATAAGGCAGTAATATTTGATCAACGTATACGTTACCAGTGCCTCTGTAAGTTTCAGAGTTGTATTCAAACTTCCAGTCAAATGTTGATATACTCTTCATATATTTGTCTCTCCAGACTTTGTCTTTTGAGAAATAGTCTTTCATAAGTTCAATTGCTGCAAGTTCAACTTCATCTGGCACTTGTTCCCAGCCATATCTGCCTGCAACACGGTATACATTATCTTTTCCAAATGCCCCGTTGCCCATGTCATTTATAGATGGAGGAACCATTCCGTTTGCCACATAGACTGTATTATCAATCATGTTTGCACGATTTACTCTTACTCCAAAACCGCTTTCAGAAACAATAGTGCTATAGTTCCAATTATTAACGTTATTAATTGTATCAACTAATAATACGTCATTCTGATAAAGTTCATGTAAATCTGCTAGCTTAAATGGTAACGGAAGAACATCTGCTCCTGCCCCATATACTGTCTGAACGTCATCATAAAGGCTAAATACTTGGCCTGTATAATTTTCAATTATTTTTCTTGCATACCTTTCGGCTTCCGCAATTTCAAAATAAGATCTATAATTTGGATCAGATGGGTCTGAACCAAGTTTTAAAACATCTCCTGCTTGTGTAATATCAACATATGGAGTTACTACAAAAAGTTTATGCTCTTTTGTAATAGTTGTTCCTTCAACAGAATATTCCCAAACAAGCTTAAGTTGTTTATTTCTATTTGTTAGTGAATGCGAAGGGTAAACTTCATAGACACCAATATCTGTTTCTAACTTTGTTGGAGTTAATGTTGTAACAAGTGTGCCTGGATTAATAGCAGGTGTTACTGCTGGGTCTTCCGTTATGTCGTATACTTTGACAGTTGGAAGACTATCAGCATCTTTTGGGGAGCCTTTCCAATAAACCTTGTGCTTTACTGGTGAGTTTGTACCTACTAATATCTCCATTTAATAAAGGTTAAGCGTAGTAATCCTGAACTTCTTTAGGGGTTGCTATGCGGAAACCTTCCTCCTTGTCAAAAATTTTCTGAGCATCTTCTTCTGTCATTGCAACAAAAGGGTGCTCTTTTGTAAATGTATATCCAACTATATCGTATCTGTAATTCTCTCTTGTCATTCTGACTAGAACTGTGTCCTCTGCCTTTTCTGACTTTGGATCAAATCTAGGAAGAATTTCTTCTGTTTCAGCAAACTCTTCAGCCGCCTCTTCAACATCCTTAATTGTCTTTTGATATACAGACCATGTTACGCCCTCTTCGGCAAGTGCGGCAATAACGTCTGCCTTATTCTTAATTCCATCAGTATCAACTGCAAAGTCCTCTGCAATTTTTCTGAGTTCTGCAACTTTTAATGTCTCAAATGACATATATTCTCCTTTGTTAGGTCCTTTAATTATAGCATTGTTAAATTAAAATGAAAAGCCCCCAAAATTAATTGGGGGCCTTTCTAGGGTTAATTCTAATTAAGAAGCAACCTTAACGTTCTTTACGACTACCCAAGCGTCAGCTTGTTCGATTTGGACGCCAACACGTGTGTACATTGTGTACTCGATTGAGTCCTTACGTGGCCAGAAGAAACGGTAAACAGTTACATCACGCTTGATACCAATAACTACGTTATTTGGGAATGTCAAGTGGATATCTCCGTGTGAACCAGTTTGTCCTGAGTAATCTCCAGCTTGTGTCTCTGGAAGAAGTGGAACTTCAACAATCGGAATACCGAATGCGAATGGTGCCACATATCCTGCAGGTCCACCTAGTGGTGCAACTCCACCAC